TCATAATTCTTTATTAAACTTAACAGAAACCTTTACTATCTCTACTTGGATATATCCTTCAAGAACTAATACACAAGGATACATTATTAATAAAAATAATTCGTATGCTATAATAATAGGATACCAACAAGGTTTTGTTAATTTTTACAATAGGGCTTACCAACCGTCATCTACTGCTACTCAAATTCCTATTAATGTAAATGAGTGGGTTAACATTACTTATAGTAAAAATAGCAATGCTTTATTAAATAATTGGAACGGATATAAAAATGGTATACCAATATTTTCTTTAACAACTAGCTTTACTAACACTACAAATACTAATATTCTATCATTAAGTACAAGTAATGGAACAGGAGATTTCTACCAGGGTAGGATCTCAACAATCCAATTATACAACAGAGCACTCTCAGCACAAGAAGTCCTCCAAAACTACAACGCGACAAAAGGGAGGTTTGGCTTATGATATACGGAACACCTACAATAGTAACAAATGGATTAGTATTAAATTTAGATGCTGCTAGCCCAAAAGCTGCTCCTACAAGAAATCTTTTTACATACACCACAGACTTAACTAACGTGGCTTGGACTAAAACTAGATGCTCAGTAACTGCGAGTGCAACAATAGCGCCAGATGGGACTAATACTGCTTTTGCTTTTAATATGAGTACAGGCAGTACTGATTTAAAACGATTAACATCTCCTAATATTGCCTCATCAGTATCCGGTGGATTGTATACATTCTCATTATTTGTCAAACAAAACAATTTTAGTGGATCAGGTAATGCTAGCGCCGGGATTCAACTTGGAAATTATAATAGTAGTCAAACTGCAGGAGTAGAACCTGCATATAACGTCTTATCAAATTTTCAATCAACAGGGTCATTTTCTATTTTCCCGGCATCCTCAGGATCAGCTGTTGATAGAGGTGCCATAGATGTAGGCAATGGATGGTATAGAATTTACGCAACATGCAATTGGGCATCAAGTGTTAGTTCATTTTCTACTTTTATAGATATGGATAATGGAATTCTTACTGGCTCACAGTACGAAGGTACTGGGGTTTATATTTGGGGACCACAATTTGAAACAGGCTATCTATCACCATACCAACCAGTTACAGGCACAACAAAACCTTGGCCTTCTATAGGTAGTACTATTACAAGCAGTATGGTTAATAATCCAACTTGGATTTTGAGTAATGGAGGTAGTGTTGTATTTGATGGAGTAAATGATAGTGTGCAATTAGGGAGTGCTAACGTGAGCACTGCATGCACTGTCAATCAATGGATACGACCCCTTTCTGGTAGTGCAACTACTATGAGAACTATAGAATATTTAGCTGTAAACTCAGCCACTGCTGTTCTATTCTCACAATTAATTAAAATATCCAATATTTGGTACCATCAAAACATAATCTCAGGCTACCAATCCGGATATGCCGAAGAAATGAATACATACTTTCAAAGTGATGTAACTCAATTTGTACAAAATAATATACCATATAATTTCTGTTTTACATGGGAAAGAACACCTGGTTCTAATTCAACTTTAAAAACTTATCTAAATGGAATTTTTAGAGAACAACAGGTAAGTACGAATACCTTTTGGGCTAATACCGCTTCTTTATCAACATCAACTTATAGTATAGCGTCTACATTCAAAGGCAATATATCAACAACCTCATTTTACAACCGAGTTCTGACTCAACAAGAAATAACCCAAAACTACAACGCTTACAAATCACGATTCGGATTATCATAATATGGCAGTAAACACAAGAAATAGTATTGTTACAAATGGATTGGTATTAGCATTAGATGCTGGTAATACTAAAAGTTATGTTAGTGGGTCTACTACGTGGGTAGATATTAGTGGGAATGGAAGGAATGGAACACTTACAAGTTCACCAACATATAGCAATACTAATGGAGGAAGTATAGTATTTAATGGTGTTAATAGCTATTGTGCCTTTAGCGGAAATACATTTAATATATCACCTGGAACAACTGGTGAATTTTCTTTAGAAATATGGGCATACCCCACAGGTCCATATACTCCATACATTGAAGGTTCAACAACAAACTTAGGATGTGTATTTGGACAAGGATTTTTTAATGGTACTACTGGATGGGGAATAGGTGTAGATACTACTTCTGGAATAAATTATTTCCAATTCCAAGTGCGAAATGGCGGTACGATTTCTGCTCCTAGGGGTTCATTTACTAATAATAGCTGGTATCATGTAGTAGGAACATTTACAAGAAACGAAAATACTAGATTATATATTAATGGGGTATTAACCTCAATAGTATCTAATACTAATATTGGCAATCTTACAATCACTCCAAACGTAACCGACGCAGCTATAGGAAAAGGGGGGGCTGGCCCGTTTTATGCGGGTGGAAACATAGCCTCAGCTAGAATATATAATAGACCTTTATCATCAACTGAAGTCCTCCAAAACTACAACGCTACAAAAACTAGATTTGGATTGTCATAAATTGATATATTTATAACAAAATCTAACACATGAATATTCCTATATATCCTGGTTCTAGTTCATTTTTCCCTGGTTTAACACCATTTGGATTCTATGACTATGATTATGACTTTCAAATTGATGCTGACAAAGTAACTACATTTTGTGCTCGTCGATTAGGATATCCTATAATGGAAGTTGAATTACAAGATTTAAACTTCTACGCTGCTTTTGAAGAAGCAGTTACCACATATGGTAACGAACTCTACGCTTATCAAGTGCGAGATAATATGTTATCACTAGAGGGTGCACCTACGTCTTCAAATTTAAATAACGCGCTTATTACGCCCAATATGGGGGCTATAGTACGCCTCTCACAACAATATGCTTCAGAAGCTGGTGCAGGTGGTAATATAACTTATTATAGTGGAGCATTAGCTTTAACTTCAAGTATACAAGAATATGATTTAGGAACATGGGCTACTAATAATAACATTACTGGTGGAATAGAAATTAAATCTGTATTCTACCAATCACTACCAGCTGTAAGTCAAATGTATGCTCCATTTGGAGGATTCGCAGGACTAGGAGGAGTACCAGCATCTGGTTTATATGGTGGAATGTATGGTGGTGGATATGGAGGTGGATACTTAATGATGCCTGTAGCATATGATGCTGCTGTGGTTCAAGGTATAGAATTAAGCAATACAATTCGTTTATCTGCTTACACATTTAATATCATAAATAACAAAATAAAAGTATTTCCTATACCATCAGATAGTGATGTTAGAGATGGATTTTTATGGTTTGAGTATATTAAAATACAAGAAAGACTAACAAACGGATTAGTGACACCAGGTGGTATTACAAATCCATCTAACGCCCCATATGGTAACCCAGTTTATAGCCAAATTAACTCAGTTGGTAGACAATGGATATATGAGTATTGTTTAGCTCTATGTAAAGAAATGTTAGGATATGTTCGTGGAAAATATTCTACAGTTCCTATTCCTGAACAAAATATGACTTTAAACCAGTCAGATTTATTAACAGCTGCTACAGCAGAAAAAACAGCATTAATAGAAAGATTAAGAGGATATTTTGATGAAACTTCTAAACGTGCTTTATTAGAAAGACGTTCACAAGAAAGTGATTTTAGAAGACAAGAGATTAACAATGTACCAATGACAATATTTATCGGATAATGGCACTATTCGGCTCGGCAAGAGATATATCAATGTTTAGAAAAATCAACCGTGAGTTGATGGGAGATGTTATCACTCAACAGATTGCATTTTACAAATATGTTTTAGATAAAACTAAAGTAAACATGTATGGAGAATCATCTGGTGGTAAATTCTTTGATGGCCCTGTATTATTAAATGCTTTAATTACAGTAGGTGATAATACAAGTCCTACAAGTGAATTTGGTGTTGACTTTAACTGGAGTATTAGAGCTGCCTTCTTAAGAGATGATTTAGTAGATACTAATGTTCATCCTGAAGTAGGAGATGTATTGTTATATCAAGAATCATATTTTGAAATTGATAACACAAATATTAAACAGTTCTTTGCAGGTAAAGATCCTGACTACCCATACGCTCAAAACCCATTAAACCCAGGTTTAGAAAACTTTGGATACAATGTAAGTGTAGTATGTGAGACTCATTACATTCCTGCTGATCGTATAAATCTGATAAAACAAAGATTATAATGGCTAAGCAAAGAAAAGTAACACCTAAAACCCAAAGAGAAATAAGTGAGTCTTTACAAGAACCACTTACACCTGGTGGTCCTGGATTTGCCCCTACTGGTAATCCTAATGATGCTAATACTGTTAATAGAGCAACTCAAACATCATTTAAAGATGATACAGTAAAACCATTCTCAGTTGGATTAGAAGATTTAGACTGGGCAGTAATGTATTATTTTCAAAATGTTATTAGACCAACTGTTAAACAAAATGGTGAAATAATACCTGTTCCTGTAATATACGGTTCGCCTGAGAAATGGAAATCATTTCAAAAAGACGGATATTATAGAGATGTGAATGGTAGAATAATGGCTCCATTGTTAATGTTTAAAAGAAATAGTATTGAAAAAAATAGATCTATAACTAATAAGTTAGACGCTAATCAACCTAATAATGTAGCTGTAACTAGTAAAAAATATAGTCAACAAAATGCTTATAGTAAATTTAATATCCTTAACGGAATTAAACCTGAACAAACATTATACGCTACAGTTGTACCTGATTATTTAACAGTTACTTATGATTGTGCTGTGTTTACTTATTATAATGATCAGTTAAACAAAATTATTGAAGCAGTTGAGTACGCTTCTGACGCATATTGGGGTGATCCTGAACGTTTTAAATTTAAAACTAATATTGATTCATTCTCATCTACTGTGGAATTATCAGACAATGCTGAAAGAATAGTTAAAAGCACTTTTACTCTTAAAATGTTTGGTTATATTATACCAGATACAATACAAAAAGATACTTCGTTTGTAGGTAAATTCTCAAACCGAAATAAACTTACAGTATTCTCAGAAACAGTTTCAGATATTAATAACTTACCAACCCCTTAGTGATATTTATAACAAATAACAAAAAAATAATTTTATGGAAAACAAAGTTTTAACACAAGAAGAAATTCAATCTTTAAAGACAATTCAAACTAACCAATCAAACTTGGTTCAAGCATTAGGTACAGTAGAGTATCGTATTCAACTTTTAGAGTTAGATAAACAATCTCTTAAGTCACAACTTCAAAAACAAATTGAAGATGAAACTAAAATAGCTAAAGAACTTCAAGAAAAATATGGTGATGGAAATATTGACTTAGAAAAAGGAGAGTTCATCCCGGTTTCATGATTTTGACGTTTTTTAAGATATTTATAATTAAAACAAACATAACGTAAACCATGGCAGAAACTTTAATATCACCAGGCGTATTAGCGAGAGAAAATGATTCTTCATTTGTATCTCAAGGTCCGGTAACAGCAGGAGCGGCTATTTTAGGTCCAACTGTAAAGGGACGAGTAGGAATACCTACAATAGTTACTTCTTACTCCCAGTATCAACAACAATTTGGTACTACTTTTACTAGTGGTAGTAATAGTAATACTTATACTTATTTTACTTCTATAGCAGCTTATAATTATTTTGCTAATGGAGGAACTTCATTATTAGTAACTCGTGTTGTAAATGGAGCTTATACTCCTGCTTCAAGTAGTGCTATTGTAAGTGCTAGTGGAGCTACCACCCCAGTATTTGTTTTAGAAACACTTACAGAAGGAACAGTTGCTAATAGTACTAGTCCTGAAATTAGTGGTTCATTAACAAGTGGATCAACTGATAATTTAAGATGGCAAATTGTTGCTTCAAGTACTTCGTCTGGAACATTTGATTTATTGATTCGTCAAGGTAATGATACTAATTTAAACCCAACAGTTTTAGAAACTTATGCTGGTTTATCATTAGACCCATTTGCTTCAAATTATGTAGCTAAAGTAATAGGTGATTACAAATACACATATCAAACAGATAGTGGAACTGGAACTGCTTATTTGCAATTAACTGGTAGTTTCCCAAACCGTTCAGCTTATGTACGTGTGAAATCAGTTAATTATACTACTCCTAACTATTTCCAAAATGATGGAACACCTAATCCAATATATACAAGTTTACTACCAACAGTTAGTAGTGGATCATTTGGTGGTGCGGCTGGAACTATAGCTGCTGGGGCTAATTTCTATCAAAACATTAATAGTTCAAATACTCAAGGATTAGTAGCTGCTAATTACACATCTAGTTTAACTTTATTAGCTAACCAAGATGACTACAAGTATAACATATTGTTAATGCCTGGTATATATAATCAAGATTATGCTAGTACCATTACAACTGCTTTAACTAATACTCAAAACCGTGGAGATGCTATTTTAGTATCAGATATGGTTGCTTATGGTAAATTAGTAAGTGATGTAGTTGGACAAGCAGCTACTAGAAATTCATCATACACAGCTACTTACTGGCCATGGTGTCAAGTACAAGACCCAGATAGTGGACAAAACGTTTGGGTACCAGCTTCAACTGTAATTGGTGGAGTATATGCTTATAATGACAGTGTTTCTGAACCATGGTTTGCACCAGCAGGTATAAACAGAGGTGGATTAAGTACTGTAATTAGAGCTGAAAGACGTTTAGCACAAGGTGATAGAGATACTTTATATAATGGAAAAGTAAATCCGATCGCTACATTCCCAGGAACTGGAGTAGTAGT